CGACGATGTCGTCGGCCAGAACACTACCGGGGTAGTACTGCGCAAACAGCTTCTGACCAGTCGACGGGTTGGTGTACGAGCAACCCACAAACACACCAATCTGACCAGCGCGAGCGGAGGTCGTGGTGGAAGTGGACATGCCAGTGATGTTAACAACACCGCCAGCCAGCTCGATCAGATCGCCATTAAAAATGGCGGTGCCATAGTTCCGGGGGAGCGGAATCTGGCGCGTAGCGCCTGCGTACGGTAGCCCATTCAGCTCATTGATGGGTTTGAAACCGTACGTGGCGTCAACAACGGGGTAAGCCATGTTGGACTCCTAAAAGTTAAATACCTTTGCCGAAGCTCGTCGAAGACTTTCGCTCTTTAAAGAGCGGCATCCTCGGGTCACTCTGACGCATCAGATTGTTATCAACAGACTCCATCTGCCCTGCGGCTTGCTTATTGAAATGCGCAGTGCGCTGTTCAACAAACTCAAGAGGGGTCTTGCAAAGCAACAATCCGCCAATCTCGATATTGTCGCGAAAACGCGACGCGGGATCGACTAGCAGTCTAAATTTCGGTTGCTCTTCAACTGGAACAGGCTCCCAACCTTCACGAAGTTTTCCGGAAAGATTGCGAGGGTCCGCGTTGTTAAGCGTGGAGATACGGATCCAGCGGTACGCATATCCCGGCATCTTGTCCGGCTCAGGAAGCGACTCAGGTTGCTGCCACTGCTTAGGGCGAGCTTTGGATTCCCGCGTATCTACGTCACGGGGCGTGCGACTTTCAGCCATTTTGAGACTCCATTTTCACAAGTTCCCGTGCATATTGTTCCGGCGTAAGGCCCAGTTTTTTTGCTAACTGGACTTGGCTTTGCTTCAGTCTAATCTTATTTGAAGACGTACTGCGCGTTGCCGGAGCGACTACGGTATTGGCTTTCGCTTTTTGAGCGGGCCTATCACTATCGTTCCCGAAATATTCCGGGAATCTTTTCCTGAGTGTTTTGTCCAACTCGGAATAATACTCGTCTGAACCAACCGGAACCCCACTTTCTTCAAGCTCCGAGTGGAGCCCGAGTGCAAAAGCGGTCATCCCCTTATTTGCCCCAAACCAAGGATTGCGCTCTTGCCACGCAAGCGCCTTAGTATCGGCTCTAGGTGCAGCCGGTTCAGCTCTTGAAGCGTTTTGTACAGGATTTTCCTGCTCTTGTAAAGGGGGTAGTTTAAAACTTCGCGCCTGCATTAGTTTGAAGTTGGCCGTCTGAAGTGCTTGCTGAGCCTCAACAATCTTCTCAGCATCAAACTCTTCATGTGCCTGTTTCAAAGCCTGCTTTGCCGCAGTAAGTTCCATCTCAGCAGCATGCTGCGCCGTAGCAACATACTCCTTCTCTCCAGACGCAAGAATATTTTTTATCTGCTTGTTTTCTTCAAACAGACGTTGCGCAAGCGTAACCGCTTCTTGCTGTTCACGAAGCGCCGCTTCTTTCTCACGCCGTTCGTCATGCCAAACTTTCCGCATCTGCTTGAATTTGGTCTTGACCTTCTCGTCATAGTCGTCAAGCTCATCCTGCTCAAGCTCTTCAACCAACGGCTTTGGTAGTGGCGTACGCCCTCTATCTTCTTCCGGCGTGTCGTCTTCAATCTCTATTTCGAGCTGTTCTTGCTCAGCACTACCCTTTTTCTGACTAGTTTCGTCTGGAAACTGAAACTCTTCCTGTTCATACGGAGGCATCTTGTACTCCTCTTATTTGCGGCGAATGCCGCGTGGATCTTGAACTACACCTTCAACCGAGTCATCGTTGATGAGTCGGAACTCTTTGCCGTGAATTACAAGCCGAGAGCCTGAGTACGGGCGAACCAGCACAAAATCTCCTTGCTTACACCACGGCCCCGTCGGAAACCGAGCAGGATCTTTGTAGCAATCCGGACCAAGCGCAACAACAAACAGTACTGTTGTAAGCGTTTCTTCCATCCGAATCGTCTCATCCGATTTGACGAGACCGCTTTCAAATTCCTTATCCACATCCGGCACCGCACAAAGAATCCGGTAGCCAGACGGAACAGGAAGTTGTGTTGCTTTCTCTTCTGCCGTCGCGTCGGGACGATACATTCCGACAACTTGTGGGCTGCTGGGGTTTGTAGCCAGCAAAATTTCATTCATCCGAGTACTCCAGTTTTTGTTGAAGGTCTATGACGTAACCACGCGCAAGGAGCAGACCTCGAATCTCCCCGCACAATCTTTTGTATTCTTCAAAGCTGGACGCTTTTCCTTCCGCTAAATGCTCTTTAAGCTGTGCGACTTTCTCGTCAGTCTGCTGAATGAGTACTTCAAAAGCGTCCATACTTTGTTAGCCTCTCTTTGATTGCTGCCGTGCACGCATGCGCTCTTGCATCGCACGCAACTCGCGCTCGACGTTCATGTCCGCCACATGCTTGAGCGCGTCCAAGTTAAGTTTTCGTCCGGTTTGCGCCTCGGCATTCTTTAGTTGCGCGACCGTTTTTAACGCATCGACCTGCGTCCTCTGGTTTTCTGTGGCCTGCTGCGCCATCATGCGTTCGCGTTCGATCTGCAACTGCTGCTGTCGCAGCGCATTATCAGCTTGATCCTTAGCCGCCTTACGCTGCTGCTCTTGGGCTTTGATTTGCAACTCCTGCATTTGCATTTGCACGAGAGGATCTTGCGCTTGCTGCTGAGCTTTCTGCTGTGCGGCTTGCTGTTGATTTTGCTGCAATAGCTGCTGTGCGGCTTGGGCCAGCATCGGAGCAAGCTGCGCCTCGACATACGGGTCCATATTGATATCCTCCCCAGCCTCATCGGTCTGCGGGGGCAGTGGCATGCCCATCTGCTGCTCAATTTGCTTGCGATACTCGAAACCAAGGTGCTCGTTGATATGTGCGAGCATGGCCTGCATAAGCTGCGGCGCAGCGGGGTTGTTCTGAAGCAGCGACTGAATCTTCGGATCCTGCATCGCCGACATGTGCACCGTGATGTGCGCCTGATGGTCTTGGTACATAAACGCTTTGACCGGCTTCATCATCAACACATTCTGATTCTCAGAGACCGGATCAGTCGGTTTCTGATCGTCGTCCAGCGGCACGAGCTTCTCGGCGTTCTTGATACCCAACACATCTAGCATCTGCCGATGTAGCAAAGGCATGTTGTAGATCTGCGGAGCTGCCTGAGCAAGCTGAAGGACTGCCTGATACTGTACGATCTTCTGCGCCATCGTACTGGCGTTCGGGTCGCTAATAGGAATAACGTCGACGTCATCGTAGTCTGACCGCTTCGCTCTGCGGTCGCCCACCTCGGGCTCATAGCTGTAATCTTCCGGCGTATACGCGGCGATGATTTTTTTCAGAAGCTTCAGCTCCTGTTTCATCGAATAGTGAATACGCGCCTGTACAGCGGACATTGTTTTGAGCGTGCGCTCAAGAATAGCCAGCGTCGTTCCCACCGGAGCTTGCGCAGACATATCACTGATCTGAAGGTCCGCTGTATTTGCAAACCGTCGTCCCTCTTCAATGATTTTGTCCATCAGCCCTGCCAAAACTTGGCTAGGCTCTTTGTAGGGCAGCGGAAGTAGGTTGTCTCGAATCGCTCCGCTTGGAACATCCACATCCCGCCACTCTCCCGGAGAGATCGGCGTATCGTCGCCCTTGACCCGCATACCGCGTGCTTTAAAGCCGCCCGGAAGATTTGAGAGCGTGCCTGCATCAACAAGCTGCCGGAGAATCGACGTGCTGCTCTTGGCGTACGCACCAATCAGATGGATCAGACCGAAGCAATAGAAGCCAAATCCGGGAATGTAGCCGTAGTGAACAAGGTGCTGCCGCTTCGCATATGTTTTGTCGGTCTCTTCCCAATTCCTGCGGATAGACAAAACCTTCTGCGTACCCTTTTCAATAGTCACGATATATGGCAGTTTGATGCCGTCTTCGTGTTCGTATCCGGGCAAGTCCAGATCAACCTGCATCTCAAGCAGCTTGAAGCGATCATCAGAAGTTGCACGGAAGCCCATCTTCTCGGCAATCTTCTTCTCAATCTCGTCAAGCGTGTTCATGGGTTCACCCAATTCCACGTCGCAGTAGAAGCCTGCCACTTGAAGGCGGCGTAGCTCATTCTCTGTTTTCCGCATCACATGCGTCACACGGGGCGCAGTCTCAATATCTGAGGCTCCGTACGGCACAACAATGTCTTCGGCAGGCACAAAAATCGAGACCTGTCGCTCCATGTGCGGGTCGTAATAGACCTTCTTGAAAGCGTTACCGGCAAGCCCCAGCCCCCAGAGCATGCGCTCATGCTCAGGTCGATACTCGACCATCCGCTCCATCAACTGGTAGTTCATGTCTTCTTGGACACGATCTGCGGATTCTTTTTTAGCCGGAGTCTCACGTCCGATAATCTTGGTCTTCACCGGGCCTGCTGCCGGAAAGGTAGACATCATGGTCTCGGACTGAAATTTAACGAGGGCTTCAGAAAGCATCGGGTGGTACACACCGCACGCACCTTCCCACGGCTCTGAGCGCTCCTCAATCTTCATCCCGAGCAGTTCCAGCCCGTCTACGTACGTTTGCATCCAGTCTTTGCGGCTGGAAATATCATCTTCAAAATCGGAAAGAAGTTCAGACGCCAGCGACTGTAGCTCCTGCTCGTCCATATACTCTGCAAGATTGGCATCAAACGCTTCGCCGCCTTCACCCGCTTTGCTCTTTACCAGATCAATCTCAAGATCGCCCATGCCAATGCTGACGGCATCTGGGTTTTCGATCTCAATTTCAATAGGCGGTGCTGCCTCTTCAAGGCTCAACATGCCTTGGGGGGCCTGATAGAGGGCTTTATCGATATTCGTTGCCATGTTTCTTCCTAATAGTACGCCACTCGGCGAGATCGAAAGTACGGCTGTTCTTCGCGCCGGTCATCAGATAAGGAAACAAACCCCCCACGACGAAAGCGCATCAGTGCCATAGTGACACAGTCTACATAATCGTCGTGCTCTCCGTTGGGGAATTCTGCGCACTCATTGATCAGTTCATGGGCCCAACGCAAGTCCGGTGCCCAGACGGCACCGTCAAAAAGAAGCGGAGCGACCGCGTTAACTCTAGCGCGTTTGTCGTTAGATATGCCTGCCTTCCCTCTTGAGGGACTGTACTCTTCCACATACATGTCCATCTGCCGCAGCTCTTGGATCAGGGGCGCACCTGCCGCTTTTTTCTCGATCAGCAGACAGTCAGGCTCCCACTCCTTAAAGTGCTCCAAGCATTTTTTCTTGAGGTCAGGAAACTCCAGCCGATCTTTGAGCGCGTTCAAAAGAATAATTTCATGGCGGCGTGTCTCTTCATTGAAGAACACCCCCATTGTGACGCAGGCACTATAGTCATTGTGACTCTTTGTATCGTGCGCCGTATCCCACACTTGTATAGTGAACTCCATCGGGGGAGGAGAATCGTGATCCCAGAGCTTCCACCACTCGCGTTTGAGGATCGCACCCTCTTCGGATGTCGGATCCTGCATATACTGCGCAGACCAGAACTGCGACTGCATCCCAGCTTTTTTAGCCTGCAACTGCTCAACCGGCCATTGCTCAGGCCAAAGACTCCGACCGGAAGGCAGAATAGCCGGAAAGCGCACTTCTCTCCAAGGCGTACTCTCCGGATTGTCCACCGCCCACTGCAGCGCACGCCCAATCGGGTCTTTTTTACCCCAGCGCGTACCAATCATAACAATCCGACCACCGGGCATCAGACGCTGCAACGGACCGACCTGCATGTACTCCCACGCAGTAGCAAAAGCGGTATCAGGATTAGCAAGCACCGCTTGCTCAGAAACGAGGTCATCTGCGATAAGTAGATGTGCGCCGTGACCAGCGACGTTTGCACCAATACCAATCGCCAGATACTTGCCTCCAGCTGTCGTCGTCCAGTTGTCAGAGGCACTTTTGTCCTTGGAGACCTGTGTGCCGGGGAAAAGCTCTTGATAAGCAGGACTGTCGATCAGGTTCCTGACCTTGCGACCGAAGTCGGCAGACAGCGCTGCCGTGTGCGTTACCATCATTATGTGATGGTGGGGGTTATGCCCGAGATACCACGCCACAAACAGGTAGGCAATCGTTTCGGACTTACCGAAACGGGGCGGCATTGAGACGGTGAGTCGAGTTTGGCTTCCTGCGCGTACTTCGTGCAGGATAGGCTTTAAGAATCTGTGGTGCGGACCCTCTTTCCAATCGGGGTACAGCCGTGCGCAGAACAAAAGAAAATCGTCGCGTGCGGCCTTTATCGCTTTTTTGTGCGTGAGCGACTCAATTTCGTCGAGCAGCGCTTGTTTTTCCGCTTTTGGGAGCGTCGGCAGCGACTTTAGGAGGGAGGAGAGGGCCGTTGTATCCAGATTTTCAAGCATTCGTGCGCTCCGAACGCTCTGCTCGCTCCGCTACACTTCCAATCTCATCGTCGAGACCGGTTTCTTCTGTGTTTATAGCGGGGCCGTCGGGTTTTTCTAGGATCAGTGCGCCGTCCATTGGCGTTAGAAGCTTTTCCAGCCGTTCTCGCAACCGCTTTTCTATCTCTTCTTCCGACACATCCTTCTTCGTAACCTCCACGCGCTCAGTAAAGAGCGCCACCTCGGTGACGTTTCCGAGCATTTGCAAGGCTTTTAGCCGTATCCGGGCATCCGGATGCGTCGTTTCTTCCAGTATCTTCGATACTGTGTAACTCCTGAGTTCTTTGGCCCGCTCAACAAACTCCCAATCGTAGGCAGTCAACATGCCAACAAGCTGTTGAACAGCGGGGGGTGTCTTTATAGCGACTAGAGCGGTGCGCTGCGCGTCGGTGTCTGGATTGAAGTTCAGCGCGTTGAAGGCTTCTCGCGCTGCCGCCTGTTCTTGACGCTCGGTAATCGCGTCGTCTGGGGGAACCCCCAGCTCTTTTAACCAGTCAGCCGTCTCTTTCTGGGCGGCGAGGAGATTTGCAGGCGCGA